ACAAAAGATAGCAAAAGACAAACTTTCAGACACAAGAAAAATTGAAAGGTTGCAAAAGAACAGGAAACAAACAGGACAGACAACAAAACCAAGAGAACAGGCAAACCCCAACTTGAATTCTTCAAGGAACTAGTGGGATCGAGGTCTCTTGAATAATTCAAGGTACTAGCACAATTCTGCTTGAGATGCAGAATGCTGGATCAACCTACTACACATTGCTATAGATGTAGTAGCATGGATTGGACTTGGACACAGACTACCTTTCTATTCTAGCTATGCGGTCTGCGTGAGTCCTGTGTCCAACGGTTGACACAATCCATTCTCAGCGATAGTCTTAATATCAATACAGAACCTGTTATAGACATGGAGTTGAAGGTAAGGATACCCTTTGGAGTAAGGCTAGGATCACGTTACAAAGTCAGGACAATAGACCTAGTACATGAGCTGTTAGCAAAATTAGCTGAGTTTAAAGTACCTGTAGTCTGTGTAGATGAGAACAACAACATTCATATTGTTAGAGTTGAGAAGTATGAACAAAAGCAGCACTATCTAAAACTTGATTCAAAGATCAACTGTAGAGAACTAGTTCTACTAGTAGAGGTACATGAGCCAACGCTCAAAGAATTATTCGAAAGAACAGAGACAACGTTCTAGCACTATGAAAACACTTAAGATTTTACTGTTTCTGCTCTGGACACTAATGATTGTTTTTGCTTTTCTAAGAATATTCTGCAATGCACTACCTGTCGATAAGACAGCACTAGATAATGCAGTAGCAGCTACGGTTACTGCGACAATCTTCTACACAGTCTTCTACATCTTGCATATTATTACGACAGGAAGAGATTGATGAGTAGAATGAGATTGTGGAGTAGCCGTCTTGAATAATTCAAGAAACTATGAGAAAGCTAATGAGAGACTAGACTATTTTATTGTTTGTGACCTGTTATCTCGTCAACTAGCCATGTGTAGTCATGGTAGTACCTTAGGATCATGTTTAGATCATATTTATCACACTCAACAGGAGCACACTCGATTAGCTCAATCTTGCCATTCCTAAATCTGATCTCCCTACATGCAAGAGACCTCTCAATAACTGTAAGTCTTCTAATCTTTGCAATGTACTCTCTTAAGTTCTGGTTTCTACATAGCTCAGGTATGTAATGGTAGACACGCAGTGTCATAGTAGTCTAGCTATAACAACGCATAGACAAGCTAAAAACTTTACTAATTTTGTTAAGATTCTAAACCGTCATTGTCATCTTATTAACTTGTGTTGTTCGGCTATTTGACCACGGTGGTATAGCTTATATACAGGTGACAACATGGCAACTAACAGACTATGGCAAAGAAACGTAACACTGCTCTAAATAGAGATGCAAACCCGAACAGTAATCTAGTAATAGTCACGTTCTACGTGCCAAAGTACATGCTTGAAGAGATGGACCAACTAGTGAAACAAGGCAGATTTGCTAACAGGTCTGAGCTGATCAGGTTCGCAATACAAGAACTAATAATGAAAGAGCGACTCAACAAGCAAATGAAGGCAGGTCTAATAGCACTCGGCCGTTAAACCAATCTGCACAAAATCAGCTCTCTTAGGCAGTTTCATTCAATTCTTCTTGCTCTATTTAGTGCAGTCAGTCTCTTGAATAATTCAAGGTACTAGCACTTTTGACTTCGTCTACGACCTCTTTCAATTCCTCGAACAGTTCTGTTACAAAGCTCAGTTTTGTTCTCTTGCAAGCTTTAAAACATTAAGCCTTAGTGAACTGTTTTACTAAGCGTAACAAATTTAAAACATGTTGTAGTAGCAGTTGCGCGAGGGATTAGGCATGGTGCACATGCCCTGGTCAAAGAAGGCTAAGGTACTAAGAGAGAAGTACATGGAGGGAATGAAGTGCAAGCTATGTGGTGAAGAGATTGAGCAGGCAGATAATCCACTAAAGACACTAAGCAATATCTACAAGCACTTCAAGGAGAAGCATCCGGACAAACTAGACGAGATCTCAAGGGAGCTAAGTACATAAGACTCGAACTAACTCCAAATTCCGATTTCAAATGTCTCTTCTCTTTGTTCTTGCTTTTCTCTTTCTAACTTTTCTAATTGCTGCGGGAATCATCTTTGGTGTTTATGCGCTAATTCAATATATTTTTAACAAGTTCAAACTTTATTCACGACATACACTAATCCAGGTTGCAGTAATCACTGCTATTGCACTCGGTATTGGTTTTCTAGTTCAGATTGTATTTGCAATCTTATTAACGCTCACAAGAACAATTACTTAAGTATGTTTAGGCCTGAAGTCTACAAGAAACTGGAAGAGTTCAAACCACCATTTAGACAAACAAAAGTGCTGAAGGTACTATACGAAATAGTTAAAGAGCTAGTGGTAAGTACAAAAGGCAATATCATCTCAATCAGGATAAGTGAGATCAGTGAGAAGCTCAAGGTAAAGAAAACTTACAATCCAATAATTATGCAGGTTGTAAAGGATTTTGTCGAAGTTCATGTACCACCAAGTGAAATAGTTGAGATGAAGAGAGGAAAAATTGTCCTAACAAAAATAGGAGCAGAAATGCTACTTTGGGCTTTAGAAAGAGAACTTAAGTTGAGCTAAACTAGCATATTCATAAAAATTAGTATTAATAGCAAGAACCCTGTCATTGCTGCCGTCCTCTTGAAGTCTCTCTTGTCAACATTACGTGTTACTAGTGCTGCACCAAAGCCCATACCTATTCCAAATGCTCCTAGTATTAACATTGCCTTTGTTGTAATTAGCGCAAAGTCCATCATAACGACCTAGTTCAACGTGCAGATCTTTGTCTTGTCTAATAGCACGAAGTCAGTTTCAGTAATCTCGTAGACTGCACGACAGCTTCTTCGCTCAAGTAGAGCACGTGCAAGCTCATGATCGAGGCTGTAGAACAGGTAGATCTTTGTGTGATAATTACAATGCTTAACTCTTGAATTTACCGTGCTCATAACAATCGCATACTTGAACCCAAGCTGTCTCAACCTTCTAGCAAGTTTGTTTCTAACTTCGTTAAGTTGTAGGAGCTGTATTCTCTTGACAGGAAGCCTAGCACGCAAGTCATTGTAGCGTATTACTGCGTAACCTCTCTGAAACCTAATACTCGAAATTGTCTGTTCAACAACAAAGTCAGGATTGATTTCTGCTGCTTTACTCATCAAGCTGTTTTGTAGATAGAAACATATAAGCATTACTACCTATAAACAAGGCATTAGTTCAAATATTGAGACGTGGCGAATTCTAGATTAGCTCATATTCTTCAAGCTTCTTAATTGTGTACCTCAAGACTGCCTGCCTAAGCGTATCCTCATCAATATCCAACTTCTTGAGCTGTATCTTAGCCTTGACTTGTACAATCTCAGGACGTCTAGACTTGACCATGTCTGGAGAGTAAGCAGCCGGAATTTCCTTAATTTCGCTTCCATCAACAATCACATATTTAGCATCATGTAGTGTAACTCCATACAGTTTTTCATCAAATATTAGAAGCTCGTATGGCAGTGCTTTCAAGCCAATATCATCAGTCTTTAGTACAAAGGTCTCAACAATATCAAAAGCAGTATAATTCTCAAGCTCAAATATACCGTTACCATCAATAAGAAGCTTAATCAAACAAGCATTATTCACACTATGCTTCTGAGATGCAGTCAACTTCTTTAGATAAACTGTTGGTTTTTCAGACCATGGCGTTAGAACTTTGATATACTTTGACTGACCCTTCTTATCACGTTTAACAGACTGGATATCCTTTGCAATAGTTCTCCAAATCTGCATGTGTGTCCTTATGAATAACTCGTGAATTTCACAGTTCATAATCTGCTCTTGAATATACTTGATCTTGTCCTCACGACTTGGTAATCTGAGTAATTCAATAATATCAATACATGACGGCAACCTTGACTTTGCAAGCATCTTTAATGCTGAACCCTTTATAACAATCTTTTCACCCTTCTTCAATATATAATTCTTCTTGCTATAGATATACATCTCATCCCAAACATCCTCAATATCGACCTCAAGTCCATACTGTTTCAAGAATTCATTGATCTTATTTACAACATCCTTGATTTCATCTTCAGTAGGTTTTCTATTAAAAGCTATAAAGAAACTGTCTGTGTCACTATATATAACTTTGAATAAAAGATCTTCTTTGTATGACATGCCAATTGTTGAAAGATAATCAATAGTTTTGAACTGAGCCTCCCTAGTTCCATAGAAGATTGTAGCAGGACAGTATGGATTACCCATTATTGCTGAACCGGATTTCTTACCTTGTACTCCATAGGCAAGAGCATTTAGAATGGTTTTTACTGCATGATCCATAAACTTGAACTTCTTATCTTGCTTCGCAAGTTGCTTAGTATACTTTCTATATTGTATAAATAGCTGAACTGCAGAATATACAATTCCAAGTCCATTCTTTCTGTCAAACTTTGATATTTTCTGACCAATCTCTGTAACAAGTGTTGGGTCAATCTTGAAATAACTTACGAATGCTGGATACATTGTCTTGACGTCGACCTGTAGAACATTCTTGAATGTTCTCTTTTCTCCAATTATCCAAACTCTTTCACCTTTCAATTCAACTTCAGTAGGTCTATACTCAGGTACAAATCCATTCCTCTCACAGAATGTTAGTAAGAAATATTCAGCAACCATGCCACTGCTAAGCACCTGTATTTCAGACAGTGGAATCTGCGTGATAGCAGATGTACAAGCAGCAAAAGCAAAGAATGGATCCTCAATCTTAACAGTTAAACCAATGTCATTAATATTGTATTTTACGATCTCATCCCAATTCTGTGACTTTAGTATTTTCCTACCCTTTCGCTTTAGCTCGATTTCTTCGTCGGATATTCCTACCTCATTTTTCATGACTAGTGCAACATCTAGTAGACTACGTGCAGAACCTACTTGAAATCCAGCACCATACGTGTTTAAGATTAATGCAATATCAAATACACATTTTGTCGTGAGGTCGATTCTGATTCCTGCTCTCTTGAGCCATGGAATGTCGAAACCTAGTAGGTTAAATCCTGTGATAATACTATATCTATTAATTAGTTTCTGCAGCTCGTCTAGTTGCTCTGGTAACTTGAGTGAGATCACGTCATCCTTCCTGAATTCTTCGAATGGTGTGTAGATATAGCATGATACTAGCTTGGGCTCACTCTCAATTACCTCTACGTCTAGCAGCAGCATCTTGAGCTGCCTGATCTTATGAATAACACGAGTATCAAAGCCATAGTGAGCTGGGATCGAGTCAAAGAATCTGATATTGTAGTCGACTACGTTTCTGACGATATATCGTACATTGTCTGCTGCCTTCCTAATGTTCAGCTTCTTGTACAGCTTCATTATTGCTTGAGATATCTTCGGAATCTGAGTTGGACTAACTGCAATTATCCTGAATACTGTGAAGTTGTTGCTTGGCTCATATTTCGTCCCTGTGTAAACAATTGGTGTCTTATTGTCCTCTTCAACTTCAACTGCGTATTTGTCCTGTAGTGTCTCAACTAGTTTTAGAAACAGTCCCTTGTAGCAGTTTGGCACTATTGCGTAGAAGTATGGTCGCTTAGCAGGAAGTGTGTCTGGTAGTCCTTGGTCCTGGATCAGTATTAGTCTCTTTGCTCTGTAGTCAATTTTTGCATCTACAATCATGCCTAGTTTCTATCTATAAAACGAGTGTTAACCTAAATTAGCCTTTCCTACTTATATACTCTGTAACAAGCATGCCAAAAATAAGCGAGATTGAGCGAGAATATCTTCTAAAAAGGTCATGGGACATACAAGAAAACGCAAACACCAACTACAGCGTCAGCCACTTCGTCGGCTATGCATTTGCTAAGCTAACTGTCGAGGAAGTACTTGAGCAGTTACCAGAGACAGCACGCAGGTTACATGTCGAGGGCTGGTTTCACATAAACAAGTTGAATGATGGTGCATGGTGGAAGCCATACTGCTGTGGTGTCGATACAGCTAGAGTGCTGCAGAAAGGGTTGATCACACCTGCTGTAATATCCAAGCCACCAAAGCATCTAGACAGCGCAGTTGATCAGCTAGCTAACTTCATTATGATGATGTCACAGGAGAGAACAGGAGCTGTAGGCCTACATGCAATTGATCTGTACCTAGCACCATTCGTGGCTAAGGACAAGCTAGACTACAAGACAATCAAGCAGAACATCCAGAGATTCATCTACAACCTGAACTACACAGTTAAGCTAGGCTACCAGTCGCCATTTAGCAACATCATTATTGCAATTGGTGTCGAATCTATGTATGAGGCTCCAGCCTATGTAGAAGGCCGAGTCGTTGGCAAGCTAGGAGACTACATTGATGAAGCAAAGCTAATCCTAAAGGCACTATGTGAGGTCCTACTAGAAGGTGATGCATATGGCAGACCATTCACATTTCCAATACCAACAGTAATTGTCACACGAAGGTTCCTGAAGATTTTAGAGGAGGATCCAGAGCTAGACCAACTATTCTGGAAAGTTGTGGCTGAGAGAGGCTCATTCTACTTCCTAAACTCGCTGATTACGGACAGAACAGGAATCTTCAGTTTTTGCTGCAGATTGACTGCTAATACTAGAAAAGTCATGGAGTACCTACACATGAGCCGTGGCATATGGGCTCTCCCACCAAGCGCAGGCAGTATTAACTATGTTACGATCAATCTGCCTCGGCTTGCTCTTGAGGGATTGAAGCGTGGTGATGCTGAGAAGTTCGTCTTTGATTATTTACCAGACCTAATTCTAGAGGCTGCAAGAGTCCTGAACATACTGAGGTCAAGGTACAGGTTCCTACATCTGAGAGGATTCTACCCACTGACGCGCGAGTACATTGACCCATATAATCCATTCAAGTACTACTACAACACAATTGCTGTTACAGGACTAGCAGAGTACGTTGCCATAATCCTAAACGATCCAAAGCTCTGGTACCGAGAGATTACACCAAGTGGAATTGAAAGAGCAAGAGAGATCATCATCGTGTATAGAAAGACTTTCGAGTTCATCAATAAGCTGCTTGACGAACTTGAGTTTGAGGATGGAGTCCTATATAACCTAGAGCAGGCACCATCAGAGTCATCTAGCTACAGGCTTGCACTACTTGACTATGAGCGCTATCCTGAGTTTCGAGACTTCATACCAAGAGCAAAGGATCCATTTACAGGAACTGAAGAGGTCTTCTACACGTCACAGATCACACCACCATACACAACGTATAGGCTATCTACACAGATTACGATCGAAGGCAAGATCCAGAAGCTGTTCACTGGAGGTGTCATGAAGCACATATTTGTCCACAGGCCTGTAGAACCAGAGAACGTCAAGAAGCTAATGCTAGATATACTGGAAAGTGTAGATGTAGTCTACATTAGCTACACACCAACACAGACAATCTGCCTCAACTGTGGCTATAGAGCCACGGAGCTATTTTGGACATGTCCAAAGTGTGGAAGCAACAAGGTTGAGCAGTGGTCAAGGATCGTAGGATACTATAGACCTGTTAGGAACTGGAACGCAGGTAGACGAGCAGAGTTTGCGTCGAGGACCGACATGATTTCACTCTTATGAAAATTAGGCTTTGCTAAAGTCCTAACTCTCTAATAATTATCTGTTCAACATGGTGTAGAATAAGTTTAAACCTCTCTCTTGGATTTTTTCCAAGACACTGACTCTTTAAAATACATCGTTCACAGTAACCCAACTGTTCAAATGTTGTAAATGAGTCAGAATTTGGTATTAGATGTGAAGCAACTCTGTACACTTTTCCATCAATATTTAGTTTTCCTGTAAAATATAGCCAATAGTACTTTACCCGTGTCCAATCTGACTTCTTGTCTGCATTCCTGATACACCAATCCTCGATCACCTTTTTCAATTCCTCTTCATCAAGCTTGACAAAGTACGGTAGTATTGCTCTCAGAAATTGACCGTGGAAAAACTTAACACCTCGTGGCAATGACTCAAACAAGCATTTATATAGACAGACAGGAGCTATTTCCTTGTGCCTCTCAATAATTGCCTTGAACTGCTCAAATGTTAGGAGTCCAGGTAAAGACCTAGGGTTTTGATTGTACTTGGACTCGCGCTTTGGTACTCCTGTACCCTCACTTAGGTTCAATTCTTGAAAAGGGACGTTTTCATATGGCTCAAGCTCGATCCTCTCGATCTTAACATTAGGTAGCATTATTTCTACGACCTTTTGGATAAGCTGCTCGATTTCATTTAGACTAGCTCTAATCGGCTCAAGGTCTGCTGACTTGAATGCGTTGTATGCAACATTTGAAATTAGCTTATATGCCTTTACTGTCACTTTACGTCCCTGTGGTGTCTGTTCGAATACCAAGTATCGTGTTTGTACAGGATACATGACGTAGAAGAACGGACCAGATCTGATATCGGCAACAGGTGTTTCATCAGGACGAGTTTTCTCAACTCCTGAGTAGAGCACAACCTTGAATCCTTCCTCCTTGTAGGTCCTATCTCCTAGCCTTAGTATTAGCTTAATCTTTACTGCCTGATATTTGTCTAGGAATCTGATGATGTGCAGTCCACGCCTAGTCTCAACATCTGCAATCCGTCTCAACTCCTCGTTCTTAGTGTCGACATCAATTACGATAAACCTCTTTGTCAGGAATGCAACATTAATCAAGTTGCCCAACCTAGCACAGTAGTACCTAATGTCAATCACAGGCTCATCAGTCGGCTCTCTTGCTTGAAGTTCTAGCCATTGTATCATCGGCCTCTTTGTGAATGGATAGCAGGGAATTGGAATTACTTGTGGTGGATAGAGGACCTCCTGCTTTCTAGCAAGTAAACTACGTGCAATCTGTTCAAATGTTCTTTCAAACTCGATAACGTCGTTGTTGAAGAATGCTAACCAATCCTCAACCTCAGGAACTTTGTCCCTCAGCTTATGAATTGTCTTTAGAAAGAGAATGTACCTATTTGGGTCTAGGAGAGATTCAAGAAGCTTAAGAGAAGAGGACATATTTGGAATCCCAAAGAGGAATCTACTACACTTGAGCTAGGTGTAGTAAGATGGAATGGTTTGAGTCACCTACTCCTCTACCTCTACCTGTGTTGTGCCTTGACCTGTCTGAATCTTACCCTCTGTCTTTGTCTCTCTGATCTGCTCTGTGATTGGCTTTGCTGTTGGACCAACACTGATCTCTTCGAATGCTTCCTCTAGGGCTGTTTCAGCTACTAGCCTTCGCCACTCGTCATTGACTTTTTCCTTGATTAGAATGGCACGCTTGAACTTCTCTAGCGACATTGTCTCAGGACTCTCAATCTCGATCTCTCCATCAACCTCAAGTAGCAGGTTTCTTGGTGTAAATGGTCTTACGACTACGTTACCCCTGATTGTCCTGACAAAGCACATTCTCGTGAGCATCTTCTGCCTTGGCACATAGACTAACCACTGCATTGGCACTGCAATTTGTGGCAATGCATCTCTGTCAATTCCTGAAACAATTGTCTGAATCAGGTCAAGTGCACTACTATCATGCATGCAGAACTCTCCATTCAATTTCGCAAGCTCTGGATTCATCTGAGTACCCTTAATCGTCCTCTCAACAACGTTCTTTACAAAGTACTCAAGCGGCACAAGCATAAATGCAGAGTCCTCGATTGTTACCTTGTACCTCATAACCACCTCTTTCGCAATCGCATCTAGTGCCGTCTTCCTGACTGCCTTAGCATACTCAACATTCTCACGTATTGTTATCCTCGTTATTGCATTGTCCAGTATGTACTCAGTGTTGTCACCCTCATGTAATGCCATTGCTATTAGCCATGACAGGATCTTTGATCTTGGCTTTACATAGCTAGGTAGGACGTACGCCATTTTGTATCTACAAAACGCTATGCTACCTTTCTTATAAGCGTTATTTTCTTCAAAGATAATTCAGGAGTTATAAAACTAATAGACAAAATTTGTTAACTGGTACTAGGCAGCAACACGTCTACGTCTATTAAATGGACTATTTGGATTTGGAAGAGTTTTAATGAAAGCATGGTCAATCAAGAACTTAAACCACCTGGGATATAGACGGTAGTAAAATGGCTTTAGTAGCCTACAATCCAGGACAATCAATTTAGGCTTTGGTGGACATGGACTCCTGACAATACGCATTGCAGCCTGAACAATCTCAGCTACGGACCTCTGAAAATCAATGATATCCCAGTAGTAACCCCATCTAGGTGGCCTGAGCAGCGGAGCAAGTACAATTGAAATGTTTGCATGATCAAAATCAAGTGACCTTGCCTTAGTACTACCACAGTACGAAATTGCAAACTCCATAACCTCATTATCTATTTTAATCATCGTTCTAAGGAAGTCCTTTTCCTCATACAATATGCTAACCTTTTTCTTTAAGATACTTCTAATCACATTGAACTGTGTCTTATTACCAGTGAACATTAGTATTGCATTGACATTTTCCTTGAAATAGAAATGATACGTGTAAACAACATCAAACAAGCATGCAAGTATCCTATCTAACACACGTCCAATCAGGTAGTTTCGGTTCACATGCTCCATGTCAAGTGGAAAGATCTCATAAGCAGTTATAAACACGTTAATATAAGTCTTGAACTTTCTACGTACAGACAAAATGTTCTTCTTTGTCCTAGGAGCAATAAAGATTGATTTTACAATTTCTTCAGTTGGGAATGTAGCTGAGAGCAGTATTTTCCAAAAGCTCTTGTATGGATAGTTTGGATCTAGCATAAACCTAATCATAAAGTCATAATCAGTAATTACATACATTCCATTCTGGTACTCACATGTCTTTAGTGAGTAGTCAGGTCGCATTAAGCTGAAGAATCGTGTTAATGTATCAACAATCATGAAGATATTTGTTCTAATCTTGTTTGCCACGACATAGTTAATGATTTGCTTACGTCTCCTATCAAATGATCTTAGCAATGGCTCAAACTCTTCACGAAGCATGTAGTACTTCTTTACAAGCATATCATCTACTCTGCCACGGTTTTCAACAATCTTCTCACAGATTTGTTTTGCCTGCTCGAATATTGTTAGTATCTTGTCAAGTGGTCTAGTCTTTGGACTAAACATTTTAAGCAAGTCTTTGTCCTCGTCTGTTGGCTCTATGTCTGGTATCTCAACCTTGAATCCCGAGTAGAACATCTCATCACTTTCGTCAAGTATCATCAGGACTCTGCGCTCTTTTGCCTGCCTCTCTCTATACTTAGTAAATCTAGTAATAGCAACTGTGGTTGCGAAGACTTGGTACGGAACTACGATAATTGGACGAACCCTTAGCTTATCGTCCATGCTTGGATTGAAGATAAATGCTTTGAGCAGTGGCAAGTAGCAAACAGAGTGTTCTGCCGCAAGTGCCATTGTTGAGAGTTTTCCTGTGACAATTTCCTCTACAATTTTGTATGCTGCCTTGTGCTTTTCCTTGAAGTATGGACAAACCTTACAAGCTAGGCTGGGTACGCCACAGAGTCTATTTGCTTTCTGTAGCAGTTTTCGGTTTTTACATCCTGACTCAAGTCCATAGTAATGAATAACTCTGATTCCCTGTGCTGCAAGCTTATTCTCAACGTTGGCACAGGCACTATGTGTATGCTCAAGTATGTAGATTCTGTCAAAGAACTCTACAGATGATAGTATTGCTACAAGATCACAAGCACTCTGCGTTTTACCTGTACCATTACCAGACTCAATAATTACGATTGAGGGTCTCTTGAAATCAAGTGATGTAAATAGGTCCTGCCATGTCAAGTAAGTTGCAAATCGTCTATAAGCTAGGACCTCTCTTCTATATCTCTCGGCAAATTCACGTAGATACTTCCTGACTTCTTGTAGCTCTATTTGTAGCCTAACCACGCTGTGCTCAGTTATATTATCCAACTTGCTGGTTTAAGAAAGTAAAGCTTAAAGCTTGTATCCAACTATGTGTCCACAGGTAGACACATGAGCAAGACAACAAGGACCACAAGCTCGGAGAAGGTCAAGCTAACCAACATCAAGGTACCAGTAGAGCTACGTGATAGGATCGAGAAATTGACGAAGAAGCTAGGAGAAAGGTCGTATTGGCGAACAATACTCCGTGCAATTGAGTTACTAGAGACAACAATCAGGAGGCCTAAGGAGAAAAAGCAGTTACCACGTCTAGACAAGTGCTCATGGTATATCTACAAGTTTGTGAGATCTGTCAGTGAGTTTATACTTGATCCCTCAGACGAGAAGTTTTCTCTGCTAAAAGAGAGGATAGAGGAATTGAAAGAAAGAGTCTTTGGTGGTGAAAACGAGTATCTTGATCTGCTAATGAAAGTTGCAAAAGACTATAAATCTAGTAAGGGCAAGAATGCACTTATCGAGATTAATGAGACTGCAAAAATGATCATAAGCGAGATAATTGTGAAGTTCCTATTTGAGGAAGAGGAGGAGGGAACAGAAACTGAGTGATGTACAATGTTGTGGATTTGATACTACTACTTATTATCACTATATTCATTGGATTTTTAGTTGCTTGTTGGTATCTTGAACTTGTTTCGGCTTTGTTAAAAATAGCTGATTGTTTAACAGAGAAGTTCTACAAGATTGTTAACACTAGCGTGCATATCTTGCCTGACGAATTGCTCTTCTCAACTTTGCTCTCTTTATAATCAACTTGATGTTCTCATCATTTATGCCATACTGCTTAAGTGTTTCAAGCTCTCTCATCAACGTTGCATCATCAATTATACCATACTCGTATGCTCTAATCAGGTCATTGATGTAGCCTCTCACATCTGGGTAGACACTCCTGTTAATTGCAAGCTTGATGTAGAAGTTCTTGATTGTATCAATTAGTCTTCTTGCTTCTTCAGGTCTCATGAAGTGCTTAAGAACATCAAGCTCTAGTATTGCATCTAGCTTCTTAGTCAGGAACTGCATCGCATCCTGCACATATCTATAGTATCCTGTCAAGCCAATTGGACTTGGTATAATCTGAGCGAAGATCCTCTGCCACCTATACAGCAGTGCAATATTCGTTTCAACATTTAGCTCTTCGTTAGTCCAACCGTAGTTTCTCAGTATCGAGATCAAGTTCTCAAACTTCTTGTAGCTGAGTGCACCATAGCTGAATACTGTTTCAAGTCTTGTCCTCCACCTAGTCAGCTCGTTCACTAATGGACGAATCTCAATGTACTTTTTCCAAATTGGGATCCACTCAGGTGGTACACCTCTCTTCCTTAGGACCTCATCAACAAGCTTCTTTGCCTCAGGCACTACCTCAACAATGCTTGCCATCATCATTGGAGTTGGAATATACTCACGTCTCGCAATGCCAACTAGTAAGTCTGCGATCTCTCTAATTGCATCTGCCTCGTACTGTGTCAGCTTAGCCTTCTCCTGAACTATCTTAACAAGCTTTTCAATATCCTCTTTTGTTACGTAGCCGTAAGCAAGCCTGTAGATAGCCCATGCTACGATTCTGACCAACCAGTATCTTAGTCTTAAGACCTTCTCAACTTCATATGCTGTCCTGAAGATGAACATGTAGAGGTTAACCCAGTCTGTGTCAACTGGTAGCTCAACTTCCTTACCTGAAATCTTCCTGATGGCTTCTTTGAACCATTCACTTAGAGACTTCTCAAGCTTATATGTAAATGGCAGTTTACCCTCCTTCTTAACGAAGTACTTTAGGATGTTCATTGCCTCATCAGGTGTCCATACTGCATGTCTGATACCGCTAAAGACTTCTCTCATCAGGTCTCTCCATAGGTCGACAGCCCTGTCCATCGTAGCTCTGATCTCGATTAGCTTTGCCTCAGCAGGCAAGAACATGACAGGTATGTTGAAGTCTGCGTCAACCCACTTGTAGTTCACTGGATCGAAGTATGCAACCTTGAACTTGACAGTGAAGAATCCAGCAAACAACTTGTTCATTGCACTAATGTCGAATAGTCCTTCCTTGAACAAGTTCCAGAATCCGGTCCTTAGCAGTGTTCTCTCCTCAGTCAGTGCATTGATTGTCTCGGCTACCGCCACAAATGGTACCCAAAGTGGGTGCAGCCTGTCTGCTTGTAGTAGTCTACAGTACTGCCTCACGTCCATCTCAATAGCAGGCTGCTCAAGCATCTTTGCAAGTCTCTCGTAAACCGGCTCAGCAGGCTTATTCAATGCCTTCTTGATAATGTCCTCAATTCTATCAGTTGTCGTGATACCCCATGCAGCCCATGCCTCAAAGATACCCCACCTCGACATCCACCTTAAGTCAATCTTTCCTGGAATGTCCGCTAGTACGTCAATTATCAACCAGTTATCGCTTGTGAAGTCTCTAACCCATGCAAACTTTGCATAGTCATGCCACTTCATGTAAGTGCTAAATGCTCTGAATACCAGCTTTGCAACTTCAGGCTTGGATATTGCCTCTCCTAGCTTAGCAGGAGCAATAGGAACGAACGCACCAACCTTCTCGGCCTCAGACTTGGCTTCGGCCATCATTTCGTCTGTTGGTATAAACCATGTCTCGCCTGCAATACACCTACATACAAATTCCCACAGCTTCTCAGGACTTGGATACTTGAAGTGTAGGAAATAGAACAGCTTGGCAATGTCAGGACATATACCGCGTGCACGCATTAACTTCTCAAAGTCCTCTAGACTACCAAAGATGTCGTGAACCATCATCCTACATAGCTCGCTTACTGTTGGAATCTCGTAGATGTATGCAAGTGGTACTAACCTCTGTTGACCAAACCTATCTGTTACATAAATTGCATATTCTTCAGGCTTTCTTGCAATAAGATCAATTATATAGTCTGCAAATCCTCTCATTGCAAGCCATTCACGATACTTCTTAAGTACTTCATTGAACTTAGCATCTATTGCATATGCCCTCTCTAGCAGGTGCTTACCCTCTGTTAATGTTGGTATTTCAATTGGAACAACATTTCTTAGCTGCATGTTGACATAGTGTCTTACACCTTCTAGCAATGCCTCTCCAAACGCCATGCCAAAACCAATTACATAGCCTTGTGCAATCTCTCTGCTTATGTCACTGAAGAACTTACCAAGTTTTTCAATTGCTTTGCTCAGGTTGATCTCAACACCTGCTCCAACTCCAAATGGCTGAATCCTTAACCTAACCTTTGGCATCATGTTTGCAGCCATTTGAAGTGCAAAGCCAATTGCAAATGGGATGAAAATGTTCTCAAGCAATGTTACTGCAACTGGAATGAATACCGATAGCTCACCACCCATAGTAAACCTCTTCTCAGCAATTTCGCGTACCTTCCTACTGAGTGTTGATGTTAGCGTAGTGAATGCTTGTCTTAGTGGTGTTAAGAATGGATCAAACAAGGCCTTAAATACATTGCCGATAGACAAAACTAAGTTAGCAAGAAACTCAACAACACTCTTTGCAACATTTTTCAACATTTCAGCATACTGCTTTAGACCCTCAAGCACAACCTTGCCAAAGTCTCCTATAGTTTTCACAATCTCTGGACCAAGGCTAACAATTGCATTCCACATTGGCTTCATAACATACTCAGCAAACCACTTTGCTGGATTCTTAGCAAAGTCGACAAGACCCTCATATAGTTTACTGAAGAACTCTGGTAAGGTCTTAGTTAAGAAGTCCCAAGCCCTCTCAAAGAACTCTCTAATCTTTATGAATGCCTCTCTTATAGCGGCAGGCATGTGATCCCATAGCCACTTTGCAAGACCACTTAGCGCATCTGAAATTGGCTTCGCAATATTTTCATAGAACCACTTTGGGAACCATTCAGGGAACTTTAGAATCGCATTAACAAATCCACTCAGATAGTTTGCAAACACCTTTATCGCATTAGCAACAGTTGAAAACGCATTTGTAATAGTCTGAGCAACTTGCTGACCAATCTGAACTAAAGTATTCCATACAAGTTGAATACCACTCCAAAGCCTCTGACCAAGCTGTGTTACCGTATTTACTATACTATTCCACATACCTTGTAGAGTCTTTATTAACTGTTGACCAATCTGTGCAACCATGTTTGGCAATGTCTTTGTAATAAACTCTGCTAGACTCCCAAATGTATCTGATAAGTATTTCAATAAATTGTTAAATGCTACTGTTATCTGCCTGTGTAGCCACTGAATTCCTCTCCAAATCTGATTAACTATGTTGGCAAAGAAGTTTGGCAGTGTTTTCGTAAAGAAATCAACAACATAGTTGAATAGGGTTCTAACACTCGTCGCAACACTTAATATGAGGCTACTTAACTGATTTGCTAACCAGCTTAAAGCATCTCTAATGTTAACCCAAATAGCATTTAGCGCATTGAGTATCTGAGCACCAAGTGAACTAAGTAAGTAAGGTAATGTCTTTGTAAAGTAGTCTACTATTGTTGTACCTAGCTTATCGAGCTGATTCCATAACTGCCTAATCCCATCTATAACATTCTGTATGATGCTGCCAATTGGCCTTACAATATACTCGTTGATTACAGCTACTAAGTTTTGTAGGAATGTTCCTGAAACATTAATTATTGTACTTAGTCCTGACAGTATGTTTTCAAAGAATGTTGTGAACGGCTTTACTACATGCTCATTTATCTGGTTCCACAGCCAATCAAACCAGGACTTAAACAAGTTAGAAATTGTCTGTATGAGCTGACCAAATGGATCTGCAATGCCATGAACAGGCTCAGGCAACTCGTGTGCAAGCCTCTCCAAATCAATGTATTGTGGAAGGTCTTCTAGCTTCTCAATGTAGATTATACGAAGTGTTTTCTGTTCGGGTGTTTCAACATATGTAATAAATCCGGTAGTATCGTTGAGCCTAAAAGCTAGACAAATAAGACGTGCTAAGTTCTCAAGTTCCTCTCTTGTTAATTGTATCTGCTCGACAGTCAAGGATACTCAATAACTATAGAAAAGTTGAAATAAAAAAGGCTTTGCTCAGAGGTTAAACTAGAGGTGCCTTGTTGTGTCAGGTAGCAAGAACTTTATCGATTTAAACCTGTAGATCTCAGCTCTCAGCTTCTTAATAAAGTCAACAATGTCCTCACAGACAATAGGAAATGGCTTAGTTAAGTGATCCCTATGCTTGAATTGAACCGTTACGACGTACTGTCTGCCTTTTTGGTTTGGAAATGGAATAGGAGTTACTTCAAGAATTCTGATCTCGATGTCCCTCCAAATGATCCTAATTGGAGTAGCAATCTGCTCAATGTCTGTTACCTTAGCGGCAAAGTCAACAATACTATCGATCTCTTCAGCAGGAATTCTAGGCTCTCCACTAGGTTTAGCAGTGGGTTTTCTAAATGGTTTTGAATCTGGTTTGAAAATTAGTTTGTCAGGACTCATTCACATCTCTTACGAGTAATGAGTTTAAGTTTTTGTTCGTTTGTGGATCTCTGCAAGTCTCTTTAGCTGCTTAACAAGTTCTCTTGCAGCATTTGCGATTGGACATTTTCCAGACTTAGCATAGTCACAATCACTTGTCGCAAGCTCTATTGCAAGCTCGTTGCTAATTCTAAACATTTCTGCTAAGATACCCTGGATTTCTTGTGCAAGCTGCTGTTCAGGAGTTTGCTGTACCTGTGAATTGACAATTTGTGGACTCTGAATCTGTGTCCTAGCAATGTCAATCTGTGTTGACATGCTTGGTTGCTCAGTTTTCATCATTTTTAAATAGATATCACTTAGCCAACAGAGATAGCAACTTAGTGTACTGGTTAGTGCTTGTGAGATCCTTGACCTTTTTACAAACCTTGATAGACATGTCAACGTACTGTGACGGATAATTCTTCCTAATATCAATAGCATAGTCCAATGCATCTGCCAACTCTCTCGCATCATATATGAAAAATTCATAGAGTATTCCATCATTTAAATCAACATATCTCATTTCAGATGGAGAAATCACAATGTTATGCTCAAGGTCTGCAAACTCTTCGAATACTGGTAACTTATTGATTACTGCAGGCACACCCACTGCATTTGCCTCAAGGACTGGTAGTCCAAAACCTTCACTATATGATGGAAATAGTAAGTAGTCGCATGCTCTGTAAAATGCAAGTATTTCATAGTGTGACCTAGTGCCAAATTCACCAACAAATGCAGTGTTTGGTACTCCTGCTATCTTCCTTAGAACACTATTCTTTGACAGGAACAAGACAACAAAGTCGTCTCTCTTTTCACTCAGTATTTTAACTGCTTCAATAATCTTGTCAAGTGCTTTTCTAGGATTATCATCAGCTACAACAGCAAAGAATACTTTATCGCCAAATTCCTGCTTTAACTTATCACGCAGCTTTGGAGCAAGTGAGCATGCTTGTTCAAGCTCCCATTCTGGATAACCGTGAAGAACGACGTCTACAACCTTGATTCCAGCCTCTTCAAGCTTCTTTCTAACATAGTTCGAACAAGCTACACATTCAATCTCACGTCTAACCCATTCTGGTATCAGAACCTTGTTGATTTTGCCCTCGATTGTGCCATACCACAGAACCTTAACACCAACTTTCTTTGCCTCGTAGTATTGTAACATGTAGGAACCCATTATGTGTGGGTTATATGGAAAGATGAAAATTGCTGCATCACAATATCTCCTCCAATCAAACACGAAGAGAGCATGCCTGTGAAGAGTAACCGAATAGCCCATCTGCTCTGCTACTTTACCGATCTGACGACCAACTTCAGACAAACTAGTTGCTTTAGAAGTGTAGATCAATAAGCGCATCAAGACTAGGCTAAGATAATATGGTTATATAGAAATCTAGCAAGTTTGAACAGATTAGATAGAGCATGAAAAGGAATTAGAAAAAGAGGAAAAAGGAAGAGAAAGGAAAGAGAGGGTTTTCGATTCGAGTTTGGGTTAGAAATTAGTTTTTAGGTTGCTTAGTATGCTAGGACGATACCTGCGATAACGTTGATAATCTCGTCTAGTATTGCTGGGTCTGCCTTATATGCCTGGACGTAGTATGCCTTTAGGCCTGCAGCAATTACGCTCATTGCAGCACCTCCATGTCTTGCTACGTGCTTCAGTAGCTTGTTTGCGAAACCGATGTACTTTGCTCTGTCTGGACCTGTGATGCCATACTTGTCTAGTATTGGTCTAATTAGGTCCTGTGCATCAGCAAACTTCAGTAGTCCAGCCTGACCTCTGTCCATTGCAACATCCTTTACCTGTGTGAATCTCGCAGCTACTGTGTCAGGTACGAACTTTGCACTCCACTTCTTGAATCTATCTACACCTGTTCTATACAGTGGCATAGACCCTCGATAAAGCTCACAACGAGACTTTGCTTAAATCTTAGAAAATCTAGTATAGGTAGTATTACGTAGGAGTATAAGGGGTTATATGAAATTGCGAAGCTTTCAAAAAAGTCAGCCTTTTTAAAGCCCTTGAAGCTTTTTTAAATGAAAATGAGCAAGAGGGTGAACGATGAAGTCGCACACTCCAGTCAGTCAGGACGTGAGCAAGAGAGAACAACTTCGAATAAGACAGTGACAATCTTCGAGGAGACAAAATCAGACCTTGAACAAGCCTATTCTGCACCAATTGAAGTGAAAGCAGGACTTCCTATAGTTCCTGAGAAGGAAGAGATTCTCAAGCTAGATGAAAGTAGGTTAAGACAAATTATTTTTGACAAAATTGACACTGCCTTCAAGCAAATTGGACGACTTGCCGAAGGCATTTTCAGAAAGATTCAACGTCAAACAGGCTGCTTAATCGAGTTTAGCATTAGTCAGAAATACAATAACAAGATGCTGCCTGTCCTTGTAATAAGTGTTGATAATGTTTACTACCCAGACATTGAAGCAATTAAGAGAGAGCAAGAGCAGCAAAGTCAAGCACAAGAACGGGAAGAGAACAAATCTACACAGTAGTGGTGAATGCACATGCCTGAGGCTCGTGCATGGGTTGACAAAAAGATCTATCAAAAGTTTCAAGAAGCATGTACTAAACTTGATATTGAACGTGAGGCAGATTGTATTCAGCTAGCACTTGGAGTATTTGCTGCTCTCGTGAAGAAATGTGAGGAAAAGAAGGTGTCTAAGGAAAAATGTTTTGATGTTATGACACAAGTAGTTGAAGTGCTCTTAAAGTGAAAAACCTGTTCCAGCCCTTCTCTGCCTTGTTACAACTCTTGTTCTAAAGTGATATCTCAGAAGCTTCATGTACTCTTCCACAATTCCATTCTTTACATCTTCAGGTGTGCCTTCAGGCAGTAAAATGTCTAGCAGCTCTCTGACAGCTTTCTCGGCCTCATCTAGTGTCATTTGTCCTTCAAGGACTAAAATGTGTATTGATCTCAGTTCAGCTAATAGTGTGAGCCTTGTCCTGCTGTCTTGTATGTAGTCGCCATACTTGTTCAAGATTTTATTCAGCACTGTTGGTAGTTCTAAATTAAGCATTGTTGAGCAGCTAAAAATTCTTAAATGCTAGAGAAAGCGTCTTATGACCTCGTAGAATTGTTTTCCAACACTGCTAATAGTATATTTGTCTTTGATCTTCTCCCAATGCTCACGAACTCTTGCCTTGTAATCGTCAAGGTTTTCGATAACGTCCTTAACCTTGTCTATTGCCTCTTCGATATCGACTCTGTAGCCCATGCCAATGTGAATGTGTTTAACAGGATCAACATTTAGGAAGCATGGTGCTGGATGGACCTTCCTTATGAGGCAGAACTCTGGTAGATAGTCTGTCCAAGAGCCTCTGCAGCCTGCTATTACTACTAGTCCACGTGCTAGTGCTTCAAGTCCGTTTAGCTCGAAACCACCACCTCTACTAAAAAGTAAGTATATGTCACACATGTCGTATAGTGCAACAACGTCATGCTCGCTTAAGTGCTTTGCAATGTAGAGGTCTGTTAGCTGTGTCAGGAGCTTTGCATGAATTCCTGTTAATCCACCAAGCTTTACAACTAGTTTAACATTTGGAAACATGCGGAGTATCTCTCTCATGACTGCGTAGACTTCAGGTGCACCTTTTCGAATTCCAGAGTGAATCAGAAAGTACAAGACATAGATGTAGCCTCGTTTCTGCTTTAGCTCATAGATTTTCCTGAGCTGTGGGTCAAGTGGCTTGAGCTTCCCACTGTAATAGATTGGGTCAAGAGCATGTGGCACGACGTAGACTGGTACCTTAACTCCTGACTTCTCATAGACCTCTTTGCAGTATGTACTAGGCACGATCATAGCATCGGTCAAATTTGCAAGATGAACAGCCTTCTTGCTAAGCCTGTCTGTATCAGCAACATCAACTCCTATCAATGCCTTGACTCTTGCCTTGATCTGCAGTATTCTCTCAGGTCTTTTTTCAGCCACGAAAAACCAGGGATGTACAATAGCAGGTAGTCCAGCTTCAAAATTGAATGTATAGAAAGTTAATTCATCAATTTCATAGACCTTGATATATTGACGAAGCCCAGCGATATAGTTTCTCGCAACTTTTGTGAATGAGACAAAATGCCACATTGGATAGAAATAGTATATTGCAGGTAATCTAATGTGTGGCATACTTGCTACTTAACTACTTCAAACAAGGCTATCACTCTAGCTTGTGCTTCGGACCTAACATAGACCTTGCTTGGTGACCTGACTTGTAACGTCAGCCTCTCGCTTGGTCTTAGGACAAGTGCTTGTACGTTAGCATCACCAACGTAGATGCAGTATATGTTATCAGGTGGTGATTGAATTATAATTCTATGACAAGTCAGCTCATCAGTATAAAGTGGCTCAGGTGTTGTACCAACTGTCTTCTCAATTGTTTTGATTTCCGTGGCAGGAGCTATTAGGTTTAGTACGGACATGACGTCCTCTCTAAAGTTTAGAAGCCACAGATACAAATAGCCTAACGCGTCAACAACTTTCCAAAACCATTGAGGTGGTATGATCTCTCCAAATTCAGGTTTCCATAGCTCAAATACTTGAACTGCTAATCTTTCAGCCATAGACCCTCAAGAAAAATCTTCAACAAGTATAAAAAGTCAAGCGTAGACCCTACCAAACAAATGGAAAGAACTCCGTCAACGGTCGATAAGTATAGCCAAGGCATTTCGTAACTTTCTTGCCGTTAGGACATTTGAAAACTGCTATAACACTGCCAAAAGACCCTGCTGTAGCTGTTGTCCAAACCTTCAGAGGTTTTAACCTGACTTTTTCACCGTCACAATCAACTTCGAATTCCTGTTCTTCAAGCTCTCTTAGCTTATCAAAAGGGATATACTGCCAACCTTTGTACTCCTCAGCTCTCTCAACAACGTTGCTCATTCACTATTGTTTTGTTAGTATAAGGTGTTAAAGCCTTTGTTGCCACACGTGCCTAGCAACATCAATGAACAAGTCGATTATCTCTCTGAGGATCTTCTCATTCAAGCCCATTCGCACGTACTTCCCAATTAGATAGTTCAGGAACTTCTCCTCATACAGGTAGACGAAACCTCTCTTTCCAGGTCTATGCTTCTTGACTCTGCCAAATAGCAGCTCTCTGAGAAAGTCAAGATATGCATTTATCTGCATTGGGTCAATACCTCTCTTCTCTAGGTATGCTCTGAGCCTACGTTCACATAGCTTGACTAGTGTAGTCCATCTTGCATATTCCTCAGTCCATGTTGTCTTCTGGAGTGTTGGTGCTCTAGGCAGTTTCATTGCTGTCAAGTTTGCAATGAACCTAGCATGCTGGAATCTCACGTCTTTGAAGATCCAATCTGCAGCCTCGATAGGCACTATTGGCTTTGGCTTAATACCTCTATAACCAACTGCTCTTGATATGCCACAGGCAGAAATCCCACAAATATGACCATGGCTAATTTCCCAAATGTATGAGACCTCGGTCTCGAAGGCATATCCTTCAGGAGTTGTGACCCCGATTTTTGTGACCCATGTACCTTCCTTTTTATAACAAGGTGCAATTTTTGTTAATCCAGGTATTACAAAGCCACAGAACGGAGCCTCAGTAATCACATAGACAAGCATGGAAACTCTGCTTAGCTTATCAAAGCTAATTCCTTCACGAATAATTTCACCTTTGCCAAAGCCTTTGTACTCGTTCGTGCCTGTCGTGTACCTATAGCCCTGTGTAATAGCATAGAAGAACAGCTTTTTAACAGCCTCACGCCATTGTTCAGGATCATAATAACTTGTCCCATAGGTCGACTTTCCATATACTGCCTTCTGGTAGGTTGGGTACCTCGTCTGCTTAAGCCACTCAGGCATTTCAGGAGGTGGTGCAACACTAAATGGAATCTCAACTTCAATTCCAAAATCCCACTTAACCTTAATAGCTAGAATATGTGAGATTGCTGTTGTCAGTGAGATGTCTTTGAACAGAAGTTCGTCAATTTGAAAGAATCTATCCCAGAGAACTAGCCAATCCTGCTTTTGATAGAGCTTCTTTTTCCACCAAACAAGCTCATTGTCCTCAAATGGATTAAATGTGTATGCCATTACTAGCTAGATATTAGGTCTGCGAGCTTTCTATTGATTTCTAGGTAGATACGGATAATCTTGTCCTCGATTTCCATGCGCTTTGAGAAATCTGACTCTCTGTCTCTCTGCTCGATTAGACTTGCAAGTTCATCTAATTTCTTTTTAATTTCGTCTATAATCTGCTTTACATTCATGCTGTAAGAAAGTTTAATTCTAAAGTAAAAAGGTTAACGGCCTTATGAAAGTGGCATTAGATTGTTTAGTGCTTCAAATGGGTCAGATGTCACAATCTTTAGGATGCCAAGTGCTTGTGCAAGCTTTGCTATACCACGGTAGTAGCTGTATAGACTATCATCATCAGTAATGCCATATTTCGCGGCCTCGTAGGTCTTTCCATCTTTTACAACAGCAATTCTCCAGTTCAGGACAGATCTCGCATCCCATGTCTCATACTCAACTAGATATTCTGTGTCACAGACGACACACTTGTACTTGTTTATCTCATGTATATCTCTCGAGTAGCCTGTATGCCACATGTTAATCTTTGTGTAGTCATCGCTGTATCGACCCTTCTTTGCTAGAGCTAACAGCTTAGAGCCGCATACAGGACACCTCTTCTCATCCTCAATTATCCTGTGTAGGTACTCGCTAATCTCTCCTAATGCTCTAAATAGCGGTAGTGCAAATAGGTGTGGTATATCACCAAACTTCTCTCTAATCCTGTCAAGAGCTCCTGGACCATAATCACTGTAGATCTTCCTGAATTTGATTGTGTTATCAGGTCTTACAACAATCTCAATCACTTCATAGTGGTCCATGTCAGCCTTCAGGTAGTTTATGTAACCGCGATAGATTCCTGACTCCACAACCCAAACCTTTCTCTCAAACTCTTTCTCTGTAGCAAACTTCTCTACATCAACCTCAACCTCGATCACTAGCTTTGCCTTGACTCTAACCTTTGTACCGTTCTTCTTGCCTACTCCAGATAGTAGCACCTTTAGGTCATCAGGCAGTTTACTGCCATAGACTTCGACTACTAGTGATTTGTATCTGTACTTGTTCCTTCCTTTCCTGACTGTTTTCTCGGTTAGTCTTGGGATTAGATCTGTGATCTCGTAGGTGTAGACCTTTCTCGCGTTCATGTCCAGGAGTAGGTTAGCGTGCTAACTTTTAAGCTTTACCCATATTTGGGATTAGGCCAGCTACCTATATACATGGCAGGTAGTAATACTCATTAGCATGGCAAACAGTTTAGCGGGACTCAAACAGGAATTACTACAGGTCAAACGTGATATCGAGGTAGCGATAGAGCTTTGTCAAGAAACAAAAAGGCCATGCATCACTGCTCTGATTCAAGGATTGCTCGAATTTCTAGAGGAAATAAGACCAACAATTAGTAATTTGCATAAGACTAAGCTACGAGAATTGTTGATACTTAGAGGTGGTCCCGCTCTACCTGTGATGGTCGACTTTACTTTTGTTGACGAAGATGGATATCTACTGAATTTTGAATTTGCAATGGCACTAAAGCATGTTCTAGGTCTACTACCAAAAGAGTGTAGAAACCTATTCAAAGAGTATTTGCACAGAGTTGGACTACTTATAAAAGTCAAGTAGTTGTTGGCTTATTGTTGTTGATCTCCTAATTCAAAAGCTTTGAATAGTAACATGAAGGCAATAATTTCATCTTCAGTTATGATTAGCAGTACTCCATAATCATCAACTAGCTTTCCAAATGTGTATAGACTCTTTGGTAGTTTTGCATAGTCGCTCCACCAAAAGTACAGCTCGATCTTCACGGCTGTATTAAAAACAGCCCATTGCCTCTTCATGAAGTCAGCATTTTCCTGCTCTTCAAATACATCAGGCATATTCTCTGTTCCTTTACACTCTAGTCTCTTTGCAAAATTCCAAAGCTTATACCTTGTAACGACTGTCTTTTCCTTTGTCTCTAGATCTTCTGCTAGTCCAACAAATATGTATGCAATTGGTATCCAGAAGTTCTCAAAGACTTTTTCAGATGGAGGTATTGCTCTCTCTGCAGGATACTCTGCTTCATGTCTCAGGATAGCTAACATTGCCAATGTTTGAGATGGAGTTAACCTTACAACATCAAATAGTCTAATCTTATAGTACTGATAATCAGGAGCGTAGTAGTCGTTATGTAGCGTAATAAACTGCTCTAATGCTTTCTGGATTAGTACAACTGTCTTTTCTGCAACTTCCTGTGGTAGACGCTTTGTAAGTGTTCTCCTGATCTTTGCAATAGCCGTCTTTGGCACTAGTGGTCTCTCCATTCTCATGGCTGTGATAATGTTAGCATGCTAGCTTTTAAGTATTACCAAATTTGGGATTACTGTTCAAGTGGCTCAATTTTAACATGAATTTTAACTCGTTTACCAACTAGGTCAGCAGGCAAGCTGATATGAAGTGTTACATATCCCTCAAGGTATTTACCATTCTTTAGTCGTCCCTTGACCTCTGCTATATAGGTTCTCTCAGGCTTTCTCAATGTCATAACTCAAATCCCTACGTTGGAATTTAACGTATTTTGCTATTAGGCTTAATCCACATGTTTTTGAGCTCGAATATTGCTGATGCATTTAGATACTTTTTGCCTTCTATCACGGCTGCGTCATAAACTTTCTTATCCTTTGTTATGATGATCGTTGTGTTAAACCAGTAGTATGGTCTCTTAAACATTATGTACCATCTAGTGTAGTACTTGTTCTCGCCAAACCTGCTCTTCTTTAAGAGGTAGATTCCTAGATATGCCTCGTGCAATACAGCATCAAATTCTGGATAGATCTTCAGGAGCCTGTACAGGTACCTCACAATTAGCATCTCTGCTAGCCATACGAACCTGCCATCTGTACCACCTTTTGCAAAGATTCCAACATCTAGCTTGCCTAGGTCCTCATTGAGCTGCTCAAGCAGCCATAGCAACATACGTGTTCTCTTTGGTAGTGGTACCTCCGTCCTGAACTCTCCTAGGACCTCGACAACATCGCTTGTCAATATTGACCTGGACTTTCTGCTATTCTTGATCTCTTCAATTTTTGCTGCAACATTCTCAGCAAACTTTTCTAGCTCTCCAATGTCTCCCTCATACTCCATGTAGTATGAGATAATGTTGAGCTTCTCGCAAACCTCTCTGACTTCAAAACCTGCCTTCATTAGCAATGCTACAAGGTCCAATGCTGCTCTAATAGGTAGGAATGCTTTATGCCATGACTTCTCCTTCTTGTCATAGCCCATGTTGATTGCCTTGAAGAGCTTCCTCAAGTAGTACGTTGCATTACCTCTTATCTCGATTAGGTTTGCCTCAAGACCGTTAATGTGAATTACAACCTTGATCCAAACCTTTCTTGTTGTCTTTGAGGTCTTTGCATGTACCACTGCTTTCATGGCTGTGTTGTTTTCCTACGTGGGAATATTTAAGCTTTACTACGTCCGTTAAGCTGTTTAACTAGAGTAGACCAAGTTGACTTAACTTACTTAGATAAGTTAGTATTAGCAGCTTGTAGATCAGGATGCGGTCACGGAGAACCCGCTCAGATCTAAGTCCAGCATGGTATGCAAGCTGCTTAAGTGTCTCAACCTCTTTCCTGTCGTAGCCAACCATCTCAAGTAACTTGACTGCGCGGTACAGGTACTTGTGTAGGTTTAAGTCGAGTTCGACAAAGTCTCCGTCCTGACTAACGAGGGTTACTCTGCCAAATCTTGTATATGAGAAAGACCATGCTGCGGAGTCGCTTGAATAGAGCTTCTCTGCTATTTCCTTGTGTTGTAGGAATTTGACGTTGAGTCCAAATGCGTGGAGTTTGACCCATTGTGGCAAGTTTTTCTTAACGTTATCGAGTATGTCAGCAACAATTAATACCTCAGAGCCGTCATACTTCCTGATACAGAGACTACCAACGCCTGTCCTAGCAGTAATAATCCCGTGTTGTCTAAGTAGATCACAGCAGTAGACATACTCGTGTACATTATAGCCCTGTACCACAGCGATTAACTTCCTGGGATCCTGACACCTGTCAATGATGTAGATTGTATTCTTGACGGTTTGCTCGATTTTCCATCTGTTTGGCATTTCTTGGATTTCTTTTGCAGGACGTGCATCACATGGTATATCCGCTGTTACAAACCAATCAATTAGGTCAAGGTGCTCATTGACAAATCTGATGTAGTCGTCTATGTAGCTCAGGAACTTCTCAACAGGAATCTTACGTGCTAAAACGTGGAAAGCACCTGAATCTACCATGATCTCAAATCCATGTTCCTTAAGCATCTTCATTGCCTCTAGAGTCTCTCTGTCATAGCCAATTACCCTACCTCGATCATTAATCTTTGCAAAGTTTGCAAACGAGAACAGGAGACCTATCTTCCTTGTGAGATCTGGTACTACTTGTTTTAGATGTATGAATGCCTTGGCTATGTTTAGGACATCGGCAGATGATATAACGAAGAAGAATTTAAATTTGCCTGTAATCCGGCTTGCAATAAATGAGTGTGCTTCTTTGAAACCTGACCATAGTCCAAGTGTTCGTGTTTTGTTTCTGGATAGGCGAATAACCCATCTTCGCCTCTTGGGATCATACCAGACGCTTGGCATTCTACTACACCTCAGCTAGGTGTAGTAAAATGGTGGCTAAAAATGTACATCTCTCAAATTTGGGATTAGATTTAGTTTTACTTCAGCCTTTACTGTATTGTTCCTGACATTTTACCATGCAAAGATTGAAACATTCGTCATAAAATCCATACCAAATCATGTTGTAAAGAGCCTTGAGCTTAGGGTCATGTTGAATCATCATGTTTGTCTTTTTGGTTGCATACTTCCTGCATTGTTCAGAACAGATGTCCTCACACCTGACAGTTACTATTTGATCTCCATCACAATCAACAACCGATGTAAACCACCTCATTGTCAATGATCTCAACATCATTATCTATAACTACTACGTCCTGTCTTACAGGACACCACCTACTCGAAACTTCGAAGAACCTAGAATTGAGGGATCGAGATTCAGGTTTCTGAATTGAATATAGTCTCTTAATAATCTTGCATCTCATTGTCTCCTGTTAGAGTTACAATTTAATTCAACATTTAGTACCTTGTGCACAATAATTTTCATAAGAGCCTTGATTTCAGCTATATCACGCGAGTTCTCAAGTACTTTCTTGACTAGCCAAAGTAGAAGTGCCGAATTTAGAGAGAATCCAAATGCTATTATCTGTACTATTATTGTGGTGTCCATGTTGTCACCTATTTACAATTTCTTCTAGAGGTGGTATATCAGGTTCACGCAGTTCTAGGAACTGCATAGCTTCTTTGACTGCCTTTCGTAAGAAATCAGGAGCTTTTATGGCTTTAGACCTCTTCAAGATTTGTAAGTGATCATCTCTGATTTTTAGATCGGTTCTGCTTTCGATAAGCTTCTTGAAGAGATGTGGCTTATCTACAATGTCCTCAAACCTAACAACCACGCATTTATCAGTTTGTTCACACAGTTTGACAGCAATAGTGTTTAGTGTCAGGTACACTATTAGGAAACGGTAAACTTTACCACATGCTGCCACCTCTTTTACAGGTACTGTCCTGCTAAGCTCCTCGTAAAGCGGATCTAGCCAAAAGCCAATAATGTGTAGATACTTTTCATTTCCTCTTAGCAGAGCCTCCTCGACAGCATGCAGGTCATTCTGCCACTCTGGAAAGACTTGGTCATAGAGGGTTTCGGCAGGATCCCTATAAATATGAATTACAATAGTGTTGAACTTCTCAGCAAGCGTAGATAAGCAGAGAAAAGCTTGGTTAAGCTTTAACACAGTTTGTCTACCGGTCCTCAAACAGTAGTTGTTAATGAAATCAACAATTTTTATCACCATGTGTGGCTCTCTTATGAAGCTGTATTCTCTCCAGACCTTACAGAGCTCACTAATGAAATCTTCACCAAGTTCGAAATAGTCCTCATACACGTCAAAGCCATGCAGTGGATGTGGCGTACCACGTCGCCATTTCCTAAGCTCATGACAGAGAATGACTGAGGTTGGCTCGTGAAGAACTATGATTTCAGGATTTGAAAGCTTGATAATCCTAGCTAGTATAGTGGTGCCAGTCCTGTAATAACCATTAATTATTAGCTTTATTGCAGACTTCATCTCTGTTACTAAAAAATCGACAATTGCAAAAATCTTACTGATTGTTATGGTCGCTCAGCGTACAGGTAGAATGTCCTGTTGATAAATCCCTTCTCAACTACTCTATATCCAATATATTGCATTAGTCTCTCAAGTGTATCAGGATGTAGAACGTGTAAATGTGTTGGATCTCCTGAATAGCTATGTGGACTGAGACAACTCACGCTTTGTATGAATATTCCACCACTCTGTTTCAAGATTCTGAAACACTGTTTTAAACAACATACATAGTCAGGAATATGTTCAAGCGTCTCAATAATCGTTATGAAGTCAAATGAGCCATACCTAAACGGTAGTAAATCACCTGATGCAATAACTTCAGGCTTTACCTTATAAACAACAATATCTAATCCAATTCCATATAACTTTACCTTAACTTCTCTAAGCCACTCTTCAACGGTCTTCTCAAGCAGGCGATTATGACAGCCTATATCCAGTAGTTTAAAAATCTTCTTACCTCTTGCTTTTTCAAGAATAATTCTATTTAACTGTTGTCTAGCAATTAAAATCAGACCCCATCCATGTTTCTTTGACTCTTCATATAAAATTTGTTTTAGTTGTTGATATGTAAATTCCATCATTTGTCTAGCATTAAATATCTATTTAAAGTCTTGCACATGGTCATACCTGTGTCTAGGAAGACAGATAGTCGTAGGAAGATCAAGGCTTTTATAAATTCAGGATTTACACAGGCTCTTCTTATTCCTGCCAAAAACATAAAGACCTACAAGGTCAAGACAAAGGTCAAAGGCCGTGAATATGAGGTTGAGCATGCACAGCTAAATGTATATATTCCAAAGTCGTTCCGTGACTGTGACTATTTCCTGATTATCCCAGTCAAGAAAGGTCAGATTAGGTGCGAAGACAAAATTTATGTTATCACACTTGAGTCATCTAAATCACCATAACTGTTAAATAGTGCTTACAGCCTAGGTAAACTGATGAAAATTCAAGTAATCTATAGGGACGGCTTATTTCCTCGTTTCCATATTATAACACCTATAAGAACACTTTATGAAAAGAGCTTGTTCTTACTAAGAATAATTTTTGACAAGTTAATACAATTAGATAACAATTCAAAACCTGAAATGCGACAACTAGAGCAAAGCCTTAAAACTGACAGTATTGTAGGCTACTTAACCTTGCTATATTTACTAGCGAGAGCTGAACTTGAGCTATCATTTCTGCTTTATGAAAATTCGACGGAAAAACCTGCTGATAAAATAGCAATTGTTACCTTACCTATTCATGATATAATTTACAAACCTCAAATACTAAGAGAATTGATAGAGAGAGAAAGACTAATTCTAAAGTATCTCATTAAGAGATGTAGAACTAAGCAAGAAAAGTATCAGAGACTTGTAGTTGAGCGAGCTGTTGTTGTTGGCAATTTATTTAGAATTATTTGTGGTGAATAGCCTGTAGTATAGTCTTTGGTGGTTTATAAGATATTATTCTGATTCTATTTGGATTAACTAGACTTGTCTCAATCTCTAGTTGTCCTCTCTTTGGAATATAAATTAGAACTCTGACTCTTGTTCTCTTCACAAACATTGTCACTTGCGTAAATGCAATGGGTCTTGGTATTGAATATCTTATTACAAGGTATCTTCTAATATCTACTAGATTCCATCCACCCACATATCTAAACTCTGCAATTGACTTGAATATTGTCCATCTCTCAATCGCTTTTCTAAGTTTCTCTCTATCCTTTAGAAATTCATCAGCAACATTTTCAGGTGCATAGACAAATGTTACATACCATTCTGAGTTAATTGGAATGTTGCTCTCTGCAACCCTCCTAACAATTTTAGCAATAACTTTTTGCAGCCCTCTCTCGGTCATAAACTTTCCAAGATCGTACACATACTCGGTAACATCAACGTCAATTGCTTTTTCTGAACTTACTTTAACACCTATAAATGCACCAACAAGCTTTAGTTTTAATCCAGCTTTGTTAATCTCCAAGTCAGTATTTACTAACCTTTCAGTAATGCCTCTTATAATTGCATCCTCAGATGTTAAGAATGCTGAACGCTTTAGCTCACACTCAACTACAACTAGTATCTTACGTTTCTTATAGTCGTTGATAGCCTTCTCGATCAAATCACCTTCAATAACCTTCAGCTCTTTCACGTAATACTTTGCAAATGCCTCTAAGATGTCAGGTCTCTTTTTCCAAATTACGTTCAGTAGGTATAGGTAGAAGTCAAATGGATCGTAATTCCTCTTCTTTTGCTTTCTCCTCTTTTCATATAATTTCTGAACTTTTCTAAATAGTAATGGATAATGCTTCTCCACAAATTCAGTGAACTTTGTCAGCAGGTATGGGTCTTGCTGTATTCGTGCTCTTATTATCGTCTCTATAAGCTTGTTAAATAGAATGTTTAGGTTTCCTTTCGTTATCGCGAATTCTGCATCAATTGGGATCTCTCTAGTTCTAATGCTGAGGAACTTATATGGGTCAATCGACCTTACAATGATGTAGCCTTTCTCTTTCAGCTTCTCGATGATGTCCAGGCAGCGTAGGTAGACTTGCCATGCGTCTTTCTTGTGGTAGCGTGAGTCTATTATGATCCTGATGCTTCTCTGGACTCGTTTCCAGTATTGATTCTTAAGAGGGTTTTTCCTGCTGTAGAGAGGACGTAGTTTTGGCAGCTTGCCAACACGCTTCTTTACAAGTGGCAGGACTTGGTTATACAGGACTTGCAAGCTACTATCCCTAATCTGTAGTATTTCTTTGACATCTGCAATTCCTCTTAGCCTACGTACTTTTCTGCGGAGCTGCTTGTACATGGCAATTAGCTTGATGATGAACTCTGCTAGAAATGGATCCTTCTTGAACTTCTCGCTATAAGCAGCTTCAATCAACAGGTGGTCCAGCCTGAGCAAATAAATGAATCCAAGAGCTGACTCAAGAGTGAAAAATACTTGTTTTTTCTTACCTGGGTCATAGAGTTTTACACGAAGTTTCGAGAAGTCCTTATAAATGTAAACCTGCCCAAAATACTTGTCCGTGCCTAAATAAATCCAGCCATGTCCAGAGTCTCTATGTCCTGACTTCTTCTTAGAAATTGTTTCTGTGTGAACCACGCTCGTATAGACTATTACTAAAGTAATTATAAAAGTATTGTTGAGAGATCAGCAGCGTGGTTAGTCTTCACCTGAGATCTGCGCACGGTCGCGACCCGAGGCGACCGTGCCACAGCCTGTGACTAACGTTCATCACTCGTGTGTAATTGTTAGGACAACTATTTAAGTAGTTTTTGCTTGGTTTATACGTATGGTAGTTAGGATCTACAGACTTTATAAGATTCCTAGACTTGCAATAAAGGAACTAACTGTTGAAGCTTCTATAACTGCAGAACGTAGAGTATTGTCCGCAGATGAACTTGTCGATATAATCCTTGAGAAATTCAGGCTAAAGCCTAGGTGTCTTTGGAGATGGCTTGTTAACAACTGTAAAATCTACGTTGCAGATCCTTGGTATCATGTCGTTACTAGGGAGGATATCGAAGAGCTAAAGAAGATGTGCTGTGAGTACCTAGGCGACAAAAAGTATCAACACCCAATATTTGATTGTGATGACTACTCAAACGTTTGTCAAGGCCTCGTGAGCATGCTAAGATACAGGAAAAGGCTAAATCTCGCAATTGGAAAGGTCTGGATCTACATTCCAAGGCTGAGAGTAGGACACGCAACAATGTTCTATATCGACGAAAACCTGAACTTCAGATGGTTTGAGCCACAAATCTGCAGAGAATACAACTTTGATATTTATGACCCAATACCAATACTAATCGAGGTTTAATGACCTACCAGGAAAAACTATCAAAACTAAAGACAATAGTTAGTAAACTACGCTATGTTAGAGACTTTGTTGATATTATAGAGCCATCTGACAAAAACCTAGTAAATGATGCATGTGTATTAACATATGAGACCCTACTCGAAATCGTTACATATCTGCAAACACAGTATAACATTGATATGAGTAATGTACTAAAAACCCTTGAAACCTTGAGAGCAAAAGTCGCATCATTGAGATATGTCCGTTCAGGAGACATAGTCCTTGCGAGAGATCACAATGAGCTTGTTGACGCCATGCGTACAATCGTTTCAGTCTTTGATGAGCTTCAATCAACTCTAATACGACAAATTCAACAATTAGAAACAAGAGTAGAAGAACTCGAAGAACTGCTTGCAAAGTTCCCAATAGTAAAACACATACTTATAACAAGATATGATGTATCGATTCCCAAACCTATTAGTGTCGACCATTCACTCATAACAGGATACGATGTATCGATTCCCAAACCTATTAGCGGAGGAGAAACATTAATAACAGGATATAGTGCCGGAATCGGGGCAACAAGTTAATTTAATTAAGCAGCTAGTGGCTAGATTATGGATGAAAGCTGTAAAACCAATAACTCTGTCCGATTTGCAATTACTACTAGATTTAGTAGACGCAAATCCTATTCTTAAGCTAGCATATTTAACAATAGCAGAGAGAGACATTGACCTTGCAATAAAACTGATAAGGCAAGACAAACACATAACCAGAACTGACATTGAACGAGTAAAACTAATACTTGAAAAGTCTATTAAACTAAATGCAAAGATTTTTGATAAAAAAGGTAAAGTAGTTGGTAAAGTAGGATTAGTTGACCCTATTGTTGATGAAAACTTTGGGCTTTTCGTAACTTGGCTATTTAGAGTAGAAATTTGTGCATGTGGTGGCGGTACCTGTGCAAGCCAACCAACATATCAATGTTTTGAAACTATTTACAATATTGACGGAACCTATGTTTGTGCAAATACAATTTCACAAATATACAATGGAGATTTAATTTTTCTAAGTGGAACTTCACCTCCAAGCTCAAGGTTTAGAACAGTTGGTATTAGTAGACGTTATGTGTATAATAAAACAATTAGGCTAAGTGGCACTTTTGCAACTGGTGCAACACCTGAATCCTATGGAGCTATTGGTATATGTCTTTACACAGGTAGACATTATAATGTAACATGTTGTAGTTCTTGTCCAGAGGGAGCAAAGGATGAATGTGATTGTTGTCCACTACTATATGTTGAATATTCTGTTACGCTTGATCCAGAGACGCAGTATGTTGTATGGGTTGAGTTATATTTCTGATAGCTGTTTTAACTTTAGGTACTATGGCTCGTAGGCGTAAGCATGTATTGTATAGGACTCCTGAGCAGAGAGCAAAGCTTTGGGATCGTAAGATGAATGCTGAGGTCTATGCTGTTTATCTAGGGAGGACTAAGCCAATAGCACTTGATAAGATTATTCAATATCAGGCTATTCATGAGGAACTTATCAAAATTGTTAAGTCTGTTATTTCAAAGTATCCAGACGAGTTAATTCGTGAACATGCATATGTTTGGTTTGCACAAGGTATTTGGTATTGTAAAATGCGTTATAGGGATGAGGCACTTCAGAGAGAGGCAAATGCTCTGTTTATTTATTGGCTTGCACTTGGTTTAAGAGAAGAGCCATTGCGTGAAATTGCTCAACAACTTGGCGTAACTATTGACCCAACAGAAAGAATATTAGCTAAGCAACTAGGTATATTAGTGTCTGAGCAAGTCTATGAAGGTACTAGAAAGGCAATTGAGGAGACATTAATGCCTCTGCTAGAAGATCCTGATGTCAAGACAAACCCACTTAAGATTGATATTGAATATGATGAAAACAAGAACATCAAGAAAATGACCATAACAGACAAGTTAACAGGTGAGACAAGAACAATAACATTCATGTATGATCCTGAAGGTTATCTTATTTCAATCGATGAAACCTAATTTTTAAACCAAGTTTCTAGATTTGTTTATTTAGAATGGCAGAATCTACAACATCTGTAACTCTTGCTGAGAAGATCCAACAAGTTAGATCTCTTGGAAATAGTAACATTGAGTTGTTCGTAAATACCCTAGTTCAAAACCTAGGTTTTTTACCGATTGAGGCTGATATAAATATTGTTGCATTGTACGAGACAAAAGCTAATCAGGAGGTTATGGTACGTAAGTTCTATGTACATTTAACAAATACTAGACTAAGGGTTGATGGACTTATCGAAACTACTATTGACAATCAGCAAGTTATCATGCGGCAAACTCTATTAAAGCTTAGGCATAGCCCAAGTGGTCTTGCCTCTGTGGAGTATATAAATATGACATATTTAACACACATTATTGACATTATAATTGAATTAATGTTGTTAATTCGAGATTATATAAACGAACTAATTAGTAACCCAACACTAATTTACTAGTTTAGCTAGGCTTTTCAATATTTCATAAGCTTTTTACCTACTTGTCTCAGATTTTATACTGAGTCTAGATGTCTCTTAAGCGAGTCCTAGGTGGATTAATAGCACTATACAACAAGCTGCATCATCATTCTAAGCTAGTTTTAAGTAGGCTTGATGTTACTCTGTCAAATGTTCGTGATTCTATTGTTAGCAAGCTCACAGAAACATTGCCTAGGAAGGCACAGCTACAGATCTATAATAGTCAGGAACAGAGGTGGATAGATGTTGTCGATAAATTGCCAATTGATGTAAAATCCGACTCTGTTGGACTTGCTAGAGAATCTACTTTACAAAGTATAGATTCTAAGATTCCAAATCCAACAGCAGAGGGTAACCTACCAGTTGCAGTTGCTGAAGATCAGGTTGGTATTGCAAAGGATATCTCAGTTGTTAGACTTGCTGGGTATCAGTATGACTACATGATTAGGAGATCAGGAGGTAGACTACTAGCTGTTGTCGACTTTACAGTTAAGAAGCCTGATTTTCCTGTTGACGAGTTTGACTTAGGTTACATCAAGGTTGAAGGTGACTATTTATCCTACGAGATTGTGTCGTGGCAAACGGAGGGTCTTCCACAGCCTGAAAGTACTGGTAGTCCATACGTGCTAAAGATTGTTGTTAAAGCAGGTGGTACAGTTTATGTTAGAGTTCCTGTCAAAGCAAGATACTTTATGCCATTCTGCTCATATATAACCCTATATGCAAGAGACTACGACGTCTATGTCTTGCCATATGTTACACTTGGTGGATTATTAACAGCTACGAGAAACAAGTTGCCTAAGCGATTGAGACTACCAGCTAACAAGTGGGGTCGATTTATTGTGCACTGGTTCATGGAGGCTCACCATGGCTGTACTGAAATCATAGTTGAGGTTTATAACCCACAGTCGGTCGACGTAGCAGTCTATATTGGTGTTATAACCGCGTGTGAGATCCTAGCTGAGGTCAAGGGCTTTTGCCTCCTGTTTGGATGGGAAGACGTTTTCGAGCTTGAGCTTAGCAACGAGACCCTAACATTTACAATCGATATTATGCTCTCTGGAGCTATCAGGGCTACTGCACACATGTATGTTGCCTATGCAATTGCTGGAGATGGAACTAATCCGTTATCAATTTCAATTAAGGTTCACCCAGCAGGAGTAACAATTGTAACAGATTCGCAGACAGATACTACGTATAAATATGGTGATAGACCATTCAAGATCTACTTTGCAAAGCGTGGCGTATTTGGTCACCCAACAATGTCATTCGAGGTTACATTGAGCACGTCAGGTATAGGTAAGCTTGGCAAGTTCATAATTGTCCTGTTTGCATTTACAGATGAATACGAGTATAGCAAAGATGTCTCAACAACAGTACCTGCCGGACAAACAGTAACACTAATCGACCTGTCAAGTGATGTAAAACATATCAAAGGAGGAAGCTTTAGAATCACTGCACCAAGCGATGGTGATGTCCTCCTACTAGCAGATACTTCAGAAGGTGAAATAGTAATTAAGAGGGTACCTGCTGGACAGACAGAGACATTTACAATCTATGGCAGATACACATACATCAAGGTTCAAAACACGGGAACATCAAACACGAATGTCTGGGGTAACGTAATAATAAGTGACTCACTACTACTAAGATAAGCCTAAGGTGTTTGAATAATAATTGTTTTAGTGTTTATCTCTTATGGTCACACTTATTTTATTAATTTCTGGTATTTTCATGAGCTTCATGCCACAGTGTGGACAATAGTCAGGTAGTTTTAGTTTCTTGACTAGCCTGTAAATTGCACTTGGTGTCATAATTTCTTGCGTGTTAACAAGACTAATGTCTAGTATCTTTGCGACTTCTACTGCTGTCAGCCTGATCAGCTCTCTGCCACAGTATGCGCAGATTAGTGTGTATATTGGGTACTTCGGCAGTGGACGAGCCATATTACTCAACATCTTCGATTGTTGGTTCTGACTCCTGTGGTTTGACCTCAATCAGTGCTATTTCAGTGTTTTGCCTGTTTTTCAATTTTTTCAATTTCGGTTCATGTTTTTTAACAGAGTTTGTCTTCATGGCTATGCTAAGTTTTGCGTCTACAGTTTTAAACATTACCAAATGTGGAATTAGGAGAGACACTTCTTACATCTTTCACAGTAATAAGCTACAACTCTCATAAGGTCAGAAGCCTCTAGTTTACAGTGCAAACAATCAGCATTGTAGTAGATAACAGCTAGGTCAAGTAAACTAGGCAAGTCATATGGACAATGAACCAAGTCTAAAGACTCAAGTTTAAGGATGAGTCTAGTCTTACTTGCACTATCTAGGTTCTGTGGATTGGACATTCTGCTCAGGTGGTATTAGCTTGACTATTATTTTAACGTTCTTTCCAACCCAATCACGAGGTACCGTAATAGTAAGTGGGATCACAGCCTCTTCATAAACTTTGTCACCCTTTCTATGCTTGACTAGGATTGGCTTCCTGACAAATTCACGCTCAAGCTTCATGACTAGATCCTCCTATAGCTAGTCTAGTATTTAAGTTAAATTTGGATTTTTGGGAGTCAGGATGGTCATGTGGAGTTGAATCCCAAATTTGGTAATGCTTAAAAGTTAGCATGCTAACTATAGCTCGGCCATGAAGACAGTGGTAACACAAAACACACCAAACAAGTCAAAGTCCTACAAGCTAGGTATCTGCAAGCAAGCAACAGGTGTACCAGAGTTCATCAAGAAGAACTATCCAAAGCATGTCGACACATTGATAGATGTAGGTGCAGGCTATGGCGACAAGATCAAGACACTAGATGCAAGAAGAAAGATAGCGGTTGAGCCATACGAGAAGTTCGCAAAGCTGATCCATAAAGCAGGAATTGATGTGATTAGAGCAGTCGCCGAGTACTTGCCAATTAGAGATGACGTGGCAGATGTAATCCTATACTGGAATGTTGTCATGTTTGTGACAAACAAAGACAGAACATATAGCGAGATCAAGAGAGTTGCAAAGAATAGTGCACTTATCTTCTTTGCCTACTACGAGGTTAAGACAGGAAACTACAGGATGACATATACTGAGTTCGTGGTAGATGCAAAGAAGATGGGTCAGATCATAAAAACAGCAAAGGGCTCAGGATCATACCAAGCACTAATCAGAAAGTAAACCAATTGGTAATAACCATGGTCTTCAACAGGATTTACGCACTCAGGAAGTACTACTGCTTTAGATGTCCAAACAAGTCACCAAGATCAACAGGAATTAAGCTACTAGAGGAATACCTAGGAGGCAAGCTAAGGAGATTGAAAGTAATTGACTTTGGCTGTGCACCATGTTGGCGAAACAGCAAGTACCTAACCGAGAAGTACAAGTGCTATGTAATTAGAGTAGATGCAGACAGGAAGGAAGAGTGGTTGCAAGCAATACAGGAGCTAAAGCGTACTACAAGACAGATCCTTGTCGTTGAGGTCTTCAAGTGCAAAGGCAGGGCAAAGATGCGTCCTGAGGAAAAGCCACTTGAGTTTGAGTTTGATGAAGTCAAGAAGCTGCTAGGACGAATCGTAAAGAAACATGAAGACAAACACGGCCTAGGCTGTTTTATAGTACTAGTCTAAAATAGTAGAAGTCCAATTGCAATGAACACAAGTTTAAATGTCAGGAACTCTAGAACATAATCTTTCATGAATGTAGTCCAAGTCTTCTCGATCAGTAGGCTTTCCCATGCCTCGTAACCTAGGAACAGGCTATGAATAGTTAGGCATAGAGCTAGGACTTTGATTCGTCTTCTCTTAATTGCGTATCCTGTTAGGAGTCCTGTCAATACCCCTAATAGTATGTGTGCTAGGTCGCATAAGATTGACAACATGGACTTTCTAGCTTACTGTTGCTGTTTCTTCTTTAAGAACGCATTTAGCACGAGGTTGGCAAGGACTGCCGATACTTTGGCTACTATACTTACTCTGCAGCCTCGATTCCTGTAGTCTTCCTGTATCTTGGATAGAGTCCACACCAACTCAACAAAGATGTTCTCGCGTTGCTTAGAATCTACCAGACCACCTTCATGGAGAAGATCTGCCACCATTCTAGCAAACTCGATCACGTATTGCTCATTCCTGAAGAGCTCGCGTATAAGCTTCATGGTCTCTATATACAGTTTGACAAACCTGTAATCAAAGATCCTGATGGAAATCGTTGACTTTGGCATTAGGCTAGTTGTTTTGTATCTAGAAACTGCAATTTAAGCTTAGCTTTGACGAGATTCGTCTCATTTTCTCCTAAGTAGCTTGACACCTAGGTAGCAGAATCCTGTATCTCCAAGTGCTAGGATGTACTTGACAGTTAACTGTGCAAGTATCAGGTTTGGTAGCTTTTCAATCCCTATGATTGGTTTTCCTGCCACAAGAACTGGTAGCAGGTAGAAAGCAAGTATACAGAACAAGACTGTATCAATGGTTTGACTCATTATTGTTGAGGCATTGTTCCTGAGCCATAGGTGCTTTCCGCCTGTTGCTTTCCTGATTTTCTCAAAGACCTCAACGTCAAATAGCTGTGAAGCTAGGTAGGCAATAACTGACGCGATTGTTATGCATGGACTGAGCTGCAGCACCTCTTCTAGGTGGACTGCAACGTCAGGATTGACCGAAGTTGTACACCATACTACTACACAGGCAAAGATGTGTAGTAGCTTAGCTACGAGTCCAGAAAGGACAACTTGTCTTGCAACATGTTTGCCATAGACTTCGCCTGCAATGTCTGTTATCAGGAAGGTAATAGCATACAGGAATGTACCAAGTGGTATCACAAATATGAAGAACTGAACGAGTTTAACAGCAATAATGTCAGCTAGCAGCAGAGCAGCTACGTAAATACTAGTTAGTAGAAGTACAGGTCTTAGGGATTCAGCTATAGTAGGGGTGAAGCACACAAAGATAAGAATGACAAACCTGTTATAAAGAGTTTTATAAATATAGAACTAGGCTAGGTTAACCTTCTTTGCTAGTTCAAATATCTTATCGGCTTTGATTTTAAGGACTTTAAGCTCAACCTCAATGCCTGTGCTTAACAGGTCTACGCACTTTTCAAGATATAGCTTTGCAGTTTCACCTTCCTGTGTCTTTACGATAACGATACAAGGTTCAAAACCAAGATTCTTGCTTGGCTCGGTAAACCTGATCTTTGCCTTAATAGATTCAACATCGAGTATTTCATCTAGGATCTTCTTTACAGCTTCCTCATAGGTTATGGTCTGTTCAGCCTTTTCTTCTGTCTGCGTGTTGTGTCTTCGTGTCATATTGTCTTCCTCTGTTAATGTATTCGGCTGTATTTGTATACTTGCCGCTTTAGATAAGAAATCGTCGAGATCGTACTCATCAACAACACTGTAACTAGATCCAGCTCTGCGAAGATACCTAACTTTCCTGTTAAAGAAGTCTAGTTCTAGAATGTACTTATCAGCGATATAGCGACTACAATCATCGCTAAAATCGACAACTTCTGCTATGGTAGCCCTTGATGTGACTAGAAATTCTCTGAAGTCAGAACCACGTCTATTGTTTGGAATACAGATCTTCACAGTGTTATTATACATTGACGCGATAGTCCTTAGAGTAGCAACTACAACATCCATCCTACCAGATGCAGCATGTCTCTTTAACTTGTTAAGGTCAACTATATTACGAAGAGTCATACCACCTCAGAGACTAGGACTTCTAGCTAATTATAGCGATTTCAAGGTCGCAGAATACTTGGTTAAAAAAGGTTAGATATTGTAAAAGTTTCTTACAATTTAAAAGAGGTACTTCAAGTGCTCGCGTGCGAATAGAACCGATACATGTGCTCTAAGTAGATGAGTTTTCAAAGCAAATAAAACTTTAGTCTAGGTCCGCAAGCTGGGCAAGATAGCACCCAGATGGATACGCATGTCGTGCTTGCTAGACTGGAGAGAACGTCTTAGTGCTTTTAAATAAAATATTGTTAGAAAATTGAAAAATGTTACACTAAAGTTAAGAAGGTACCTACGTACTTTCATCATGCCTATAAGAAGATCACCTTTTAGTGCTCAAGGGACCAAGCAAAACAAGGTTTAAAATAGATTTCTGGTAATACATGTTTGACTATTTGTGTTGGAACCTGGTTTAAGTAATTGCAATAATCTAGAGTAACAAGCTGTGTTCACTTGCTATAAGAGTTTGTCAAAGTGTTTGCACAATTCTAGAGAGTTTGCTTGTGCTTGCTACTTTGAAGAGTACTTGCTGAGTGCTCGCTTGCAGACAGAGATTCGTATAGTACTTGCAAGCGTTAGGAGTATAGAGGAGTGCTTACCGTCTATATGAGCATACCTGAGTGCTTGCTATTATCCAGAGCACAGAGATGTGCTTACTTGTTACGAGATTACACTTGAGTGCTCTCAAAAGAGTTAAGTAAACGGTACTGTTTGCCGTTGGGACACCTGAAGAGAGGTTGAGAGGGTGTTTGCATACGAGAAGAACGTACCACAGTGCTTGCCTGCACAATATCAGAGCCTAGGTTAGTGCTTACATTTGAATAGAGGTCTTAGTAGTGCTTGCGTAGTTACTTTGCTTCTCCCAACACTATCTTTGCTAATACGCGTTTCCACATAATGTTCTCAATATCAGGCACATACAACTTAACGTAGTCCTTTGCTCTCTTACTCACAATGTGGAATGGGTCAACATAGTCAAGCAGAGCTAGTGGATTCTTAATTGCCTCGTATGGCACCTTGACTTTCTCTGGATTTCTAACGCATTTGTCCTTGTCAATGCCTTTTTCACACAGGTACCACCATGCCACGAGATACGTGTTTGTCAGGTAGATCCTCATTAGGTCTCTGAAGGCTCTCAGGACAACCTGCCTCTTCTTTTCTCTTGGCAGGTCATCGTAGTTCATCTGTCTCTTCATTACTGATTGGATTTCGCGGTTCACAAGCGTGTTCAATAGTGTCTTCATCAGCTTGGAGTTGTTGAATGCTGCAGCTCTGTCAACTAATCGCTTCAGGCTGATAAACCTTGGGTCATAGAAGTAGCTCTTGACTGCCTCAGTGTAGAAGGTCTTTGCAACTCTTGCCTTTTGCTCTGATACTACTTCGCCATCTTGTACTTTTCGCAGTGGGATTAACAAGTTTCTCCAGTTAGTGAAGTTCAGATCAATATGCTCCGTGGTGTATAGCATCGTTGGTGGATAGAACACTAGACAGAGCAACTGCTTAGCAGTTGTGTATGGCAGACAGGCAAAATATCTCAACCAGACATATTTCCTAAGGCATGTCATTATGAAATCCTCAACATCACGCTGCAGCTTCTCATAGTTCATGTACTGACCATACATGTCATTGTAGATCTCGACTAGTCTTCTCTTCTCTCTTGGACTAAGCGCATACAGGAACCTCGAGTCGTCAATACGTGAGGCAATATTATAGACAGGACGTGCTGCACCTTCAAACCTGGTTAGCAGCAGTATAAAGCCATATGCTCTAAACCTATCGTTTTCATCAGGCACTACCCTAAACTCACACTCGCTCGGCCTTATTTTCAGCAAGTACTCAAGCGGTCGCTTCAGCTCAATCTTGCACTTCGGCTCAATCTGCGACTTACGCTGGATTTTACGTCCAGATTTGGGACACATAGCGATCAGTTTTGTAGATACAAAACTGCTTATAAGCAATATCCTTCAGTGTATTGACAACATAGCTACTATATAGATAAAACAGACCGTGGACTAGACTAAGGACAGGACAAACCTAATAAAAATAGAATAAGGTATTAGTCCTGTTAAGGCCATAGGAACAAAGTCTCAATAGCTTGAAACCTACAGCAATGTTTAATTCTCTACATTTCTTGATTAGTTCTATAATATCTTTAACACAACTTTTGAATTCTTCAACTTTCTTGTCAAAGCTCTCTTTAGCTTTCTTATACTTTTGCTCTAACATTGGTGCAGTTGATACTCCTCCTTTATAATAATATGGTATTGTAAGTTCAAGGTCAGCTAACTTGACCTTGATGCTTACCTTACAAATGAGATAAGCATGGTATCTTAACACAGGTTCATAATAGTCATGGTCAATTTTTGCCATAGTCTCAGCCACACATACAAACTTCTCTCCAACAAACCAGACTGTTATAGCATTTATGTAAATTATCTACTATCTAGTACATTCATAAATTTTTATCTTATCTTGTCGCTTTTTTACTAGAGATAGATGACCTTGTATAGAAGTGGTACTGATAGATATCAGAAGTGGAAAGCAAAATACGTACCTGATACAATTAGTAGTAGGCTTAGTCAGGTAAGAAATATCGCGCTTGACCGTGGTCTAGCTGGTTTATACATTTTCTCTGATGTTCAAGACCTTATAAGACCTATACTAGACAAGTATGCTGTTACTGGTCCTGAACGAGCAAAGTACATAGCATTTGCGAATAAGCTATTGAAAGAACTTGGTAGACTTAAGGCAAAGGCATATGAAATCTCTGCAAAGGGTATTCTAGAGTACTTTATAAAGAGCTATGGAATTGACCCAACAATAGCACAGGAAATCTTGAGCGTTTTACTAGTGCCACCAACACCTGCTCCAGTCATAGTACTACCATCAGGATCATTTGATCCATATGGAGATCCAGGCATGACAAACGACTTCGGAACAGATGGAGATTTCGCCACAGGAACAGTCTATACAGATATTACGCTTGGAGGCACCCTAGTAACACATGTAACAGCAGTTGATTATGATGCTGACAGAAGAGACGAAATATTCGCACTTGATGCAGAGACAGGTACTTTATATGTAATAGATGCCTACTCAAAACAGTTTGAAAAGAAACTTAAGATATTAAATAGATTAGTTTATCCAATGCTAATTATTAAGGACGGCATAATAAAGTTGATTGCATCTGATAAAATTCAATATATAGACATTGTTAATCTTGCTGGTAAACAATTATTTAAGATATCAATACCTCAGCAAGGACAATCAATGGAGATTCTACATTTATTTGCAAGAGATCTCGATAATGATTACAAGTTTGAAATAGTGACTATTGTTCGAGTTTATACATCAGCAACTGAGTATTACATACTACTTGTTATCGCTAAGGAAGGAATTGGTATAATAAAAACAATTACTCTGCCATCTGCAATATATGCAACAAGACCTTGTTTCTGCGATGTTGATGGTGATGGTATTAGGGAAATTGTTGTCAATTATTTAATGTCATCAGAGAGCAAACTAATGGTAGTTAAACTTGATGGTACAATTATTAATGAAACATCGTTACCAACTACAAACTGTGTATTTACTGTTTGTAAGGATATTGATGATGATAACATTGATGAGATCTTTGCTGTTTCATTAGATGGTTTATTTATGTTTATTGATCCAACTACGTTACAGATTGTGAAATCGAATACACCACTTTCAGGCTATTGTACACTAAGTCCATTCTATGCTTTTGCAGTCTTAATGTCGAAGGCTACACCATACTATGTAGCTGTAGTCAATCCAGAAGACCTAGTACTAGCTTTTATAGATAGTGTAAGCCTTGTATTAAAGACAAATCCAATTACGTTACTAACAAATATCGTTGTTGACTCAGGCACAGTTGTAACACTTTCACCACTGTTTAGAACAATTGCAATAGATGCAGATAGGGATGGACTAAAAGAAATAGTAGCGTTTTACCAAAGAGTAGAATCATCCCGCCTTAGACCATTTGTAAGTCTTGTAAAATACCCAGACAAGATCTTGTGGACAAAGCAGGCAATCGAAGCTTATGAAGCAACAGTAACTCCTGAAGCAATATATGTTGCTGATGTTGATGGCGATAAGCTGAAAGAACTAATAGTTGGTTCATTACCAACAACAAACACAGTTAGAATATTCAAGGGATAGGCATAGATAAAAACGAGCTCAAACTATAGACATATTTTCTTGGCTTAGGTCTTGCCTGTTCTCTTGGTTTTGTTGTCTGTCCTGTTTGTTTCCTGTTCTTTTGCAACCTTTCAATTTTTCTTGTGTCTGAAAGTTTGTCTTTTGCTATCTTTTGT